TATAAACCAAATAAATTAATCGTTATGAATAAACTAATTGAAAGACTTGGAGAAATCCAACAACAACTGAAAGCGCCAAAGAATCAGTATAATAGCTTTGGAAAGTATAAATACCGAAGCTGCGAGGACATTATGGAGGCGGTAAAGCCTTTGCTCAATGGCTTAGTATTGAACCTTACGGATGAGGTAAAGGAAGCTGCTGGCTGTATGTATGTCGAAGCGACTGCAATGATTACGGATGGCAGTAAAGTTCAAGCTGTAAAGGCGCAAGCTGGCATTGACATCAATCGCAAAGGAATGGACATTGCTCAGAGCTTTGGATCCTCCTCCAGCTATGCAAGGAAGTACGCATTAAATGGATTATTCTTAATAGACGATACAAAAGATGCTGATTCAACGAATACTCACGGAAAGAAGAAAGAGAAAAAGAAGCTTAACGCTGCTAATTTTAAAGCTGCCTTAGAAATGATTGACCGAGGAGAATATACTACCGAGAAACTCAAAGAGAATTACTCATTAACCGATAAGCAATTAGAGCAACTATGAAAGAATTTAAGATAAGATGCTCCGCAATTGGCAAGATAATGACGAACAGCCGAACAAAAGGGCAATTGAGCAAGACTTGTCAAGGTTATTTAGAGGACTATGCTATTGAGAATATGTACGGGTATAGCAAAGACATATGGAGCAAAGCCATTGATAAGGGAATAGCGGTTGAGGATGCAAGCATAGAGCTTGCCGAGGAGGTTCTGAAGATGGGCGCAATGTCAAAGAATGAGGAGTTTTACGAGAATGAATACTTGACAGGAACTCCTGACGTACTCAATGAGGATTTTGTGCTTGATGTAAAGAGTAGTTATGATGCGACTACATTCCCCTGGTTTAAAAAGGATGTACCGAACAAGGATTACTATTATCAGCTCCAGGGTTACATGGAATTGACAGGAAGACGAAACTCATATCTCGTTTATTGCTTAGTAGATACACCAAGCGACATTGTCGAGGATGAGGTTAGAAGAGTCCACTACAAGCTCAAAGAAATAGAAGACAACCCAATTGTAAGGAATGCAGTAGAAATGCAACATAACTTCGAGAGAGTGCCAAAGGAGCAAAGAATTAAATGCTTTGAGATTGCATACGATCCTGAAGCAATTAAAAAGATTTACGAGCGAGTTGAGGAATGCCGAGAGTATTACGAGACATTAATTCACGAACAATTTAAAGCGCAAGAGGTATGAGTTTAAAAGATAAAATAATGAACGCAATTAAAAGTAGTTACAATGAGGAGGTTTATATTTTGGATTTATTAAAATTAATTCCAGAATTGAAAGGCAATTTGGATTATTTAAAAGGTTCTAAAACTCATAAAGGACGAACAGCAATAATTGGAGGGGTTAATTCTGAGGCTGTTCATGCGCTTGATGATATTATGTTTAAAGAAAGGTTAGTTGAACTAAATCCGCTAACTGAATATGAGTTAATGTTTGATGGTTTAGCGGTATGGACTGAATATGATATTTTTAGACCGAGATACCTTAAAGACAAAAAAGTTATGAATGGCAAAAAAGCTTATTGGACACCTTTAAAATTAAAATACATAAATAAATAATCATGAACGTAAAAGGAAAATTACACCTAAAAGGGGAAACCCAACAAATCAGTCAAAAATTTGCAAAGAGAGACTTTGTACTTGAAACGGAGGATAAGTATCCGCAATTGGTTTCATTGCAGCTAACGCAAGATAAATGCCCTCTCCTGGATGACTACGAGGTAGGAGATGCGGTTGATGTTGATATAAACATAAGAGGCAGAGAATGGACCTCCCCAAAAGGCGAAGTAAAATATTTTAATACTTTGGAAGCTTGGAGATTGAACCGAGCGCAAACAGAGGAGGCTTCATACGAAAGCAAAGATTCTGAAGACATCCCTTTCTAATACGAGGGTAATTGTGTAGTAATTAGCCCAGCAGAAATGTTGGGCTTTTTAATGATTAAAAAATAATCACTACATTTGATTAGATTGTAACCAATGGAGTGGATTGTAAAAGTTCAAGAAAAGCAAAATGATTTTATCAGGATCATTCACGACTTAGGCGAGCATTTTTACGCTGAGGACATTGTTCAAGAGTTCTACATCAAGCTAATCAAATACGGAAAGGAAGAGATAGCAATCAAGGATGGCGAACTAAACATGGGATACCTTTACACGATTCTAAAAAATTTATTCTTAAATTATCAGCAAGAAAAACAAAAGGTGCATAAAATAGATATTGAAGAACATCCTATTGCTGTAGAATACGATTACTATCAGCCAAATGAAAGCGATAATTTAGAATCAGAAATTATAAAGGAGATGAATACTTGGCAATTTTTTGACAATGGAGTCTTTAGAGCTTATACAGGGATCCAGGATAAATACCGAGAGGATGCTATAAGCATGAGAGCGATTGCCGAGGGTTCTAACATCAGCACAAAGACGATATTTTATACTTTAAAAAGATGCAAGGCTAAGATAAGAGAAAAGCTAAATGAACAATACCAAGATTTTGTAAACCAAAAGAACAAAAAATAGTTATGAAAGTTAAAATGGATAAAGGCAGAAAGTGGCTATACTTTACAGCAAAAGTAATAGGGAAAAAAGATGAGGCATATTATACGGAGAGCGAAATGCTTTCAAGCCCTTTCTACCATTATACGAACCTAAGCGAATCGGAAAAAGAAATTTATAATAAATCAACAACAGATGGACAATCAAATATTTAACCACTACCGAGTACAAAAAGCAAAGATTGAGGAAAGCATTAAGCTCCTGGAGGAACACGGTTACACCGTACAAAAGGAAGAGGATACCAGACCAATATATCGAACCAAGTATGTAAAGCAAGAGATACTAAGATTAAAAAGCAAGCTTATAGGCAACCTTAAAGCGGACACGGAAACGCAAAAGGAAATAGATGTAATGCAATCGCTATTGTATATTTAAAAAAAAAATCATGAGTAAAACAACAAAAAAACGGAAACCAATAAAACAACCAACCAAAGGAGTTGGCGACATAGTAGAGGAGGTATTGGAAAAGACAGGAGCTGCAAAGGTAGCTAAGTTTATTCTTGGAGAGGATTGCGGCTGTACCGAGAGAAAAAATAAGCTCAACGAGTTATTCAGAACTACAAAGAAGCCTGACTGCCTACTGGAAGACGAATACAAATGGCTAAAGGAATGGTTTGCAAAAGAAGCAACAACTTACAGACCAAGCGAAAGAGATAAAATGATTAAAATATACAGCCGAATCTTTAGAGTAAAAACAAACGCAACAAACTGCGCAAGCTGTCTAAGGGAAATCCATAACAAGATGAAGACGGTTTTTGAAACTTACGAATAATGCAAATTGAAAAGGTAAAAATATCTCAGGTAAAGAATAACCCAAATAACCCAAGAGTTATTAAAGACTTTCAATTTAAAAAATTAGTTAAGTCAATCAAAGAATCTCCCTGGATGTTGCAGTTGCGTTCTATTATAGTAAATGACGATAACATTGTACTTGGAGGCAACCAAAGATTAAGAGCATGCAAAGAGGCTGGATTAAAAGAAGTTTACATAATCAAAGCAAGCTCATTAACAGAGGAACAACAAAGAGAGTTCATAGTAAAGGATAATCTCAGCTCAGGAGAATGGGACTGGGATGCTTTGGCAAATGATTTTGACATGGATGAATTAGAGGGGATGGGTTTGTCTATGCCATTTATGGGAGACAATATGTCAAACGAAAATGAATACGCTGGAATGAATCCTGACGAGGAGCTTGAAAACTTTTTAAATGCTGAAATTAAACGTTTGTATTTAGTTTACGATTCTGATTTATACGAAAAGGTTGTAGCTTGGTTTGAAAAAAAAGTAAATGATTTAGGGGTAGAGGATTTTAGTCAAGTAATTTTAAAAATTATGGAAGTTGAGAAAGGTTAATTTAATACAAATAAAAAAATGCGATGAGCTGCTCAAAAATACTCCAAGCAAAGACGATTACTCTGAAGTAATTAGCGAGGATTGTATATTTTATAAGGATGGCAAAGCGGTAGGGTTATATATTAAAATCAATTCTAAGGAGCTTACAGGAATTAGAAAGGCATCCTTGACAACAAAACTAAATAGAAGCAGTAGGACAAGAGGCTTGCCAACTCAAAGCAGCGTATTCGGAAGCTTGCCGAGAATAGCAAGGCGCAATGATTTTTGCAGATTTAGCGCAAAGACGAAACAAGAGAGAGAAAACAACCTAAGAATTTTTAAATTCAGCAAAAAGCTTTTAAAGATTTATAAGCAACATTTGCCTGATAATTTAGAAAGAGATACAAAGCTAATTGATGAGAGCGTTGAAGCAGATTACAGGATCCAAAGAGAGTCTCCTTTTTTGACTGCAAATATAAATGTAAACCATGCGATTAAATACCATCGCGATACAGGCAACTTTAAAGGCAATCTAAGCAATGTTTTAATTTTAAGGCATGGCATAGCTGGAGGGGAGCTTGTATTTCCTGAGTACGGTTTTGCCTTAAGTCAAGACGATGGATTCCTTGCAATATTTGATGGTCAAACGGAAATACACGGAGTAATGCCAATCATAAAAACTGATGACAATCCATACAGGGCAAGCATAGTCTATTACAGCCTTGAACAAATGAAACATTGCTACCCATATAAAGAAGAAGTAGAACGCTTGCAACAAAAGGCAATGGAGCGAGCAATTAAAAGAAAAGACCACTAATGGCTAACGAAGATAATTTAATCCCATACAAGAAAGGGCAAAGCGGAAACCCAAAGGGCAGACCTGTTGGAAGCAAGAACCGAAGCACAATAGCAAACAAATGGCTATCCGTTGAGCAGAATCTTAAAAACCCTCTAACAAGCAAGATTGAAAACATGAGCCAAGAGGATTTGATGACTTTAGCTCTAATCAAGAAAGCAAGAGATGGCGATGCTCAATCGTATCAAAAATTAATGGACAGCGCATACGGCGCGCCATTGCAACAAATCGAACAAACTAATATAGAGCAACCTTTATTCCCTGATGTTACAGAGGACAACAGCGATAAATAAAATACTCGCTCTCAAAAAGCGAATTAAAATAATTCAGGGAGGTACATCCGCTGGAAAGACTTTTGGCATACTTCCTGTACTCATAGACAAGGCAACAAAAAAAAGCGGCTTAGAAATAAGCGTAGTTGCCGAGAGCATTCCCCACCTTAGGCGCGGTGCCCTTCGAGATTTCTTGAAAATTATGAAATGGACAAATCGTTTTCAGGAGGATCGTTTCAACAAGAGCTATCTAAAATACGAATTTGCAAACGGAAGCTTTATCGAATTTTTTAGCGCAGACGATGCAAGCAAACTCAGAGGAGCGAGGAGGGATATTTTATACATCAACGAGTGCAACAATGTAACCTTTGAAGCTTACAACGAACTTTCCATAAGAACAAAGCGAAGCGTTTACCTCGACTTCAATCCAGCCAATGAGTTTTGGGTTCATAGAGAACTCAAAGGGGAAGACGATGCCGATTTCATAATATTAACCTACAAGGACAATGAGGGGCTTGATGAGGGTATTATCCAACAAATAGAAAAGAACCGCTTAAAAGCGAAGACAAGCGCATATTGGCGCAACTGGTGGACTGTTTACGGAGAGGGCAAGGTCGGTCAATTACAAGGCGCGGTATTTACGAACTACAAAACGATTGATAGAATACCTGAGGAGGCAAGATTGATAGGCATAGGTTTAGACTTTGGGTACTCTGCGGATCCGACAGCTATAATCGCAGTCTATAAATACAATGACCAACGCATTTTGGATGAGATGACCTACCAAACAGGATTGCTAAATTCTGACATAGCAAAGAAGTTGCCTAAAGACGTTCCAATATATGCCGATTCTGCCGAACCCAAATCAATCGCTGATATACAGCGTTACGGAATCATTATAAAAGGGGTAACCAAAGGCAGAGATTCAATCAATTACGGAATAGATGTAATGCAAAGGCAAAACTATTTAGTAACCTCTCAAAGCACAAACCTAATCAAAGAGCTGCGGAGCTATTGTTGGGATAAGGATAAAACAGGCAAGCAACTTAATAAACCTGTGGATAATTTCAACCATGCGCTGGATGCGGTCAGGTATCATGAGATGGAAACATTAGGAATGAATAAGAATTACGGAAGTTACAGCGTGCTATGATTGATTTAAGAAATGGCGATTGTTTAGAGATAATGAAAACGATTAAAAGTGGTTCTATTGATGCTATTATAACAGATCCACCATACGGTACAACTGCGTGTAAATGGGATAGCGTTATTGATTTTGATTTAATGTGGAATCAACTTAATAGGATAATAAAACCGAATGGAGCAATAGTGTTATTCGGTAGTGAACCGTTTAGTAGCGCTTTAAGAATGAGTAATATTCAAGATTTTAAATATGACTGGGTATGGAGAAAGAAGAGATTCAATAGTGGTTTCGCACACGCTAAAAACAAACCTTTAAAAAAACACGAGAATTTAATAGTATTTAGCAAAGGAAAAACAATACACAGGAATCAGTCTAAAAGCAGAATGGTATACAACCCTCAAGGATTAAAAGAAGTTAATATTAAAAGAAAAAATAAAACAACACAAGACGCAAGTTTTGGAGCTAGACCTAGTCATAGAGATACTACACAAGCTTTTACTAATTACCCACAAAGTGTGCTTGAATTTGATTTAGAATGTCAAAAGCCAATTCATCCAACCCAAAAACCCGTTGCTTTAATGGAGTATTTAATAAAGACCTACACTAACGAAGGTGAAATAGTATTAGATTTTACTATGGGTTCGGGTTCTACAATGGTAGCGTGTCAGAATACGAATAGAAATGGAATAGGAATTGAAATGGATGAGAATTATTTCAAGATTGCGGAACAAAGAATAAAAGAAAACGAATATACCTTATTTCGGTAATACAAATCAAAAATAAAAAGGTTATATAGTTATGAAAGTAGATTTATTACTACCAAGCTCATTAAGCGAAATACCATTATCAAGGTATCAAAAGTTCGTAAAGACAAAAGAGGCTTCAAATGACGAGGAGTTTATTGCTCAGAAAATGATCCAAATATTTTGCGGAATAGATTTATCGGAGGTAGGTAAAATAAAAATGAAAGACCTAAACGGATTGATTACGCATTTTACAAAAGTATTCAGCGAGAAACCGAAGCTAATTAGAAAATTTAAAATTAAAAACATTGAGTTCGGATTTATTCCAAAGCTTGACGATATTTCATTTGGAGAATACGTTGACTTGGAAAACAACTTGCAAAATTGGGAAACGTATCATAAGGCGATGGCTGTAATGTTTAGACCAATAAAAGAAAAGCAAAAAGACAAGTATTCAATTGTAGATTATGAGCCTAATGAGGACATGCAAGATTTGATGAGGTTTGCTCCCCTGGATGTTGCGATAAGCGCCTCGGTTTTTTTTTGGACTTTAGGAAGCGAATTACTAAATCTTACTCTCAGTTATTTACAGAGCGAACTGAAGACGATGACGAATTCCAGCAGTACAGCGAAAGATATTTATTCGGAAAACAATGGGGATGGTATAGCAGCTTCTATTGCCTCGCTCAAAAAGATGTTACCAAGCTTGACGAAGTTGCAAAGCTCCGACTTACTAAATGTCTCACATATC